AAGAAAACATTGAACATCATCATGGCTGGTGTGAATGTTGGAAAATCTCTGGTGCTTTGTCATCTGGCTTCTTCATATCTTTCACAGGGAAAGAATGTTCTTTACATTACCCTTGAAATGTCAGAGGAAAGGATTGCTGAACGCATCGATGCTAACCTTTTCGACGTCAATCTCGATCAAATTGAATCTCTTCCTCGTGATATCTTTGATTCAAAGATAAAGAAAATTTCCGCTAAAACGCAAGGTAAGCTGATCATCAAGGAATATCCAACAGCGGCCGGTCACTCTGGTCATTTTCGAGCACTCCTCAACGAGCTCAAGATGAAGAAGAATTTTATTCCAGATATTATCTTTGTCGACTACATTGGAATCTGTTCATCGGCTCGCATCAAAGGTCTTTCGGGGTCTGTCAATACCAATTCGTTCGTCAAGGCTATTTCCGAAGAGTTGCGCGGATTGGCAATTGAATTTAATGTTCCAATCTGGACGGCAACACAGGTAAATCGAGGTGGAATGAAGTCATCGGATCCTGATATGGTCGACGTCGCCGATTCATTTGCTTTGACTGGAACGGCAGATTTTATGATTTCGATCAATGAAACGGAACAACTTGAAAAGCTTGGCCAATATATGGTGAAACAGTTGAAGAATCGATATTCAAATAAGACTACCAACAAAAGGTTTATTGTTGGCGTTGACAAGGCGAAAATGCGCCTCTACGATGTAAATGCATCGGCTCAGACGATGATCGATTCTGGAAGTGAAAGTGATTCTCCATCTGAATCTAATTCAATTAAACCCTGGGATAAAGTTCGGAAGAGCATATCAATTTCGAATATCAGAGTATGAAAACTGAAATTGTTGTCACAGACATGAGTCTAGATGATATTTTCATTGCCATGCAGCCGACAGAAGAGGATCGCGAAGAGGCTCGAAGATGGATTAGAAGTGAGCAGGTGAGGTGTATAAATACCATAAACACCGTAAGCACACATGAAATCATTCAAATCATACCTCGCTGAAGGAATATCGCCGGCCGGCCTTCATAAGGCGGCCATTTTAATTAAGTCATACATCCATCGAAAACTCGGCAAGGATCTTTTTAATTTTCCAGAAGCCGAGGAATTTACTAATTCTGAGTCTGGACATGGATATGGCATTCGTTTTTTCATTCCTTCCGATAATAGTTCGGTTCGCATCAACTGGTCATCGCCCAATTCAATTGGCCTGAGTGGAGTTAGTTCGGCCGATGTTTGGCTAGATGGAAATCCGCTTCACGCCAAATTCGATGCCGAGCTGTCTCTGGTACAAATTCTTCCAGTGATTGTCGACATGCTCCAGGGTGATGTGAAATCTGGTCACTTTCTCACCCCTCCTAAAAAAATCGATCTCAATGAGTCTTTGGATCTCAGCCGAGCTTCTATCCTCATTGAGTCTGTACATCCTGAAGAAGCCTATGATGGCATCATCGCGATGATCAAGGACAACAAATTCAAGAAGTATGGTGCTGGATCTATCTACGATCAATATCGTAAAACCGGCGAGCTCATCTTCAATGCTCTGGTCAAAGAGTTTCCCAACTACATCACGAAGAAGGGGCAAGGATTTGTCTGGTCTGGTCAGGCTTCGGATCTTCGTGAGCTAGTCATCGCCAAATCTAAGATTCTGGCCGACTTGGGATGTACTGGTGCATCTGTTTCTCGCGGATCACCGGATCGTTATGCAACTGATCAGAAGGTGGAAAAGCTAATTGAACGACTTCCTTTTACCACACAGCTCGATGATCTGACACATCTTATCAAGATGACGATTTCTGGATCCTCGAATGCCCTCTTCGTTGCCGGCCGCGGTGGCGTCGGCAAGACCCATACGGTCGAGGAAGTGCTCCATGAACTTGGACTTAAAGATGGCGATGGATATTTTAAAAATACTGGAACAGCTTCACCTGCCGGTCTGTACACTCTCCTCTTTCGTTACAAAGACGGTGTGGTTCTATTCGACGATTCCGATGATGCATTGAAAGATCAGGAGGCACGCAACATTCTGAAGGCGGCAACGGACACTAAGAAAGTTCGTAAGCTGGTCTGGAATAAACGTGGATCCAATGTCGTCGATCCGGACGATGAGCAATCAGATGAAGAGATTCTAGATGCTGGCCAGATTCCTCGTTACTTTGAATTCACCGGCAAGGTCATCTTCATCTCGAATCTGAACATGGACAAACTCGATCCGGATGGCGCGATTCGCACTCGAGCCTACATGATTGACATCAATCCGACCGACGAAGAAGTCTATGAATTCATGGAAAAGATCTGCGACAAAGTTCCTCTACAAGGCGGTCTCTCTCTTTCAAAGCCAGAACGCCTGAAGGTCATCGGCATTCTTAAACAGGGAAAATCGAAGCAGACGGCCAATCTTCGCAAGCTCTCACGCGGCTTGAACATGTATGCGGCCGGTGGTGCCAATCTCTCTGAGGCTGAACTGGTGCGAATGATTTCGACGTATGCATAATCCGGACGAATACGGAACGAGGAAGAAGTCCTAAAGTCGTTCTCTCTTCGGAACATGTTCGTGTACATGTTCATCTTTTTGACGTCTATTCATGCAAGCCGTTGATCTGCACTGTCATATGCGCGAATAAACATTTTCATACAACTAGATCTCTCCAGGCGCTCGCAAAGCGTATTTTCACACAATTAGAGTTGAAAAAAGACTATTTTCATACAATTAGATTTCGAGCTGATGCAAGTGCCTGATATTCAACGTTGAAATACTTTCACTATTTTATTTACATCCTCGAAATTCTTGGTATATTAGTATCGTGAGAAAGAATAAAACTGAAACGTGGTTCATCGAATACGAGATTCCACCCCTTCGAAGCATCTTTCGTGCGACGTGTCCTGGAGAGGGGCGAAGCCGAACGCAGGTGCAAAATTTGCTAACACACTTTCAACCAGAATGGAAAATCGTAAAACTTTGTAAGAAATATGCGCCAAAGTAAAATCACATTTGAAGTTCCGTTTTCAGAGCGAAAGGCGAAATATGTTCGCTCTCTAACTAACTACGTCATGAATAAATTCTTATTCGACACTAGCAAGATTACGATCAACTATGTTTCGACTCGCAATCTCATGAAGAATGATGGAATGATAGCCTACAGCGATCCGGATATTGAATTGAATTCGTATACGATTGCATTCGATTCGGGAATTGCAATTCGCGATCTTCTTCTTGCCGTTGCCCATGAATTGGTTCACGTTAAGCAATTCGTTCTATGCGAACATAAACAACGCTCGAATGAGCTGAGATGTTTAGATGAGAACTACTTCGACGACCCCGCTGAAATTGAAGCGTATGGTCGTGAATTGGGTCTGTTTATGATGTGGTGTAAAAAACACAGTTTGAATACAAAATATAGTTGGGCCAGATAGTTTGAGGAAGATTTATGAAAACCAAGAAAGAGACTAATAGAACAATCAAACCAATTCAATCTGATTCGAGATTCGATTCGCTAGATGTTCCGGCCGGACAGGTGCGGAGGCGTGTGGGCGACGTGTTCTTCCTGACAAAGGAATCGAAGTATGTAATTGAATCCGTGAGCCCTTCTCGCGCTACGGCCAGATGCATGGGTCCTACACGACTCGCCAAGACTCAAAAAGATCCTGAAGCACCGGTTGAATATGAAATGATTCCAGCATACATTTCGATTTCGACGTGCTGCGATCGAGCCGACGTGCTTGAAAACATTCCAAACTATCAGGCACCTCGTAAAGTTTCAAAGGAAGAAGTTGTATAAATATTGAATATCACGACTACACAACTACTTATTACAAAAATCAGAGAAATTCTATTAGAAGACTCTGCGAAGAAGTCTGTGAAGAAGCCTGTGAAGGCGCCTGAACCGGAGATTTATCATAATCCAGAAGAGCTTGCAATAAAAAACCATCCAGAATCAGCTGAGTTCAAAGATGCATTTAAGCTCATTCCCATCAGTAAAGGAATTGACGGCGTAATTAAAAATGGGTTCGGATGGCTGTCTCCTCGAGGTGAATTTTTCGGATTTCCAACTGGAAATCATTTGCAAGCCGCGATGCAGCTGCCAGTGTCACCGGAGATTAAGAAAGAAGGCGAAGAGTGGCTTGAAATAGCGAAAGATAGTTACAAATCAGCTGAAATTTCGGCTGAAGGTGGTCATGCGCCAGAATGGCATGTATATTCAATGAATCGCTCCAGGTCTCAGGATATTTTGGCAAAGATGCTCTATAAAGATAGATGGATTCGAATTGGCCGTGGACCGAATCTATTTGAATTTGAGGGGACTCCTGAGGCACTTAAAGACAAAATGTCTTACATTAAAAAATTCGAAAATCAATTAGACCCGGGCATAACCGTGCGAATTTCGCCGATAAAAATAACCTCATGAAACTCAACGAAGCAGCGCGATCAATCTTGGAAGGCGTTCGTCCTAAGATTGGCGACAAAGTCAAATTTCTATTTCGCGATCAGCCTTGGGAAGGAACCGTCGCGGAATTTGGAATTGCCACTCCCGGCAAAGTCAAGCTCAAAAAGTATTCCGCCTTCGGGTGGAAGCCTAAATCTCTCGAAACGGCCAAGATTTCAGTTCCTGGAAAGGGTATCGCTATCGTGCCACTCACGGCCATCACTAAAATCATCGGGCGTGGTGATGGAGCGGCGGCTCGTGCGGATCTGAGAGATATCAAATTTGCTCGAGCCAATCGCGCGGATGCTAACAAAAGTGCCAATTACGATGCACAGGAAAAAAATAATCTGGCTTCGCTGAAACGTGGAGATGCAATCATCGTCACATATAACCAGGGCAATGAACGAGAACGCAAGTTTATTCGATTCACTTCTTCAGGTTCCGTCGTCTTTGAACAGGATGGACGTGAAAGAAAGTGCCCAGCTGAATTTGTCAAAATCAAAAAATAACAACTATGAAACTAAACGAAGCCGCCCGAAACATTCTGTCTGGACCAATTAAGAAATCAACCAAACCTGCTCCGACGATCCGCCAGGTTCTCAAAGAAGATAATTTGAATCCAGAGGTTGATCAGGCCATTGATCTTTTTCAAGAATTTGATGCCGAACAGGCAGAAGCTTTCTTTAACAGGTTATCTGATTTTTATTCTCATGGATCAGATGCGGAAGAATTAGGCGCCCTTGAATCATTACTTCACAAAGCTGCTGATATTATTAAGAATCGCAAAGGTAATTAAAACGCCTATGAAACTCAATGCATCTATTAAAAAAGTCCTCAAAGAAGATATCAATGACGTGCAAAAGGCCTTTGTTGCCTTTAAGGAGTTCGATACTCAAGAAGCTGAAGACTTCTTTGAGAAGTTGGCTGAATTATATGATGATCTGTCCCACAATCCATACGGCAAGAAGGATAATTGGTCGTCGACGATCACTCGATCGGCAGTCGAGGAGCGTAGATTGAAAGCTGAGTTTTACACTAAACTCTCCGAGCTCTGCGATAAAGCCCGTGAATTACACAGCAAGTACGATCCTCAAAATTGATCGATATACGTGGCGAGTAATAATTCCATTTAACCATTCAATCAATCCCATGGACCAACATCCATGGGATTTTTAGTTTACACTTTGAATAAATAGAATACACGTGAAAAGCTTTATTCAATTCGTTCTCTCTGAAGGTGCTGGCCACCTCACTCATGTCGAGGACTCGGTCTTATACTCCGGCTTGTCTGGTGCTAAGAAAGCTATTCAGACTTTAAAGACACTTCGCGACTCAATGCTCGGCAAGAATAAGAAGTCGATGTCCGTGTCGGTCAAGTGGGATGGAGCGCCAGCAATCTTCTGTGGCATCGATCCGGCGGATGGTAAATTCTTCGTTGCCAAGAAATCAATCTTCAACAAAGTCCCGGAAGTGTATAAGACTCCTAAGGATATCGACGCGGCCATCGACTCCGGTGATCTTAATAACAAGATGAAGGTTGCTCTGGCCGAATTGTCTAAGCTGGGTATTCGAGGAATCATTCAAGGCGACATCATGTTCACGGAAGACACAGCGCGCCGCCAGACGATCGAAGGACAGGAATATATTACATTCCATCCAAATACAATCGTCTATGCCGTTCCGATCGATTCGGAGATCGGCAAGAAAGTATCGGTGGCCAAGATCGGCGTAGTCTTTCATACGTCATATGCTGGTAAGATTGGCTCTCTTGAACCGATTCCCGGAATAAATGTGAAGACTATGAAGCAAGTTCCATCGGTCTGGTGGCAGACGGCGGATCTCAATAGCACCAGCGCTCCAAATATAAATCCTGCAGATCTGGCTCAGATCGATAAGCTTCTGAAGCAGGCCGATCAAACTCTCTCTAAGATCTCTCCAAACACACTGAATGCCATCGAGGCGAGCTCGGATCTGGCTCAAGAACTAGAAACCTATGCCAACTCCAAGGTTCGCTCTGGCCAAGAGATCGGTGATCCGGCCAAGCACGTAGCTGGCTTGATGAACTGGATGAAGGCTCGCTTTGATAAGCAAGAAGCGGAGAAGAAGACGTCTAAGGGCAAAGAAGCCGTGGATCTTCGACGTCAGGCTCGCATGGAGTTCTTCGCCGGAGACAACGTGAATAACTTGGTCCTTATCTTTACGCTCCAGCAGATTCTGGTTGATGTCAAGAAGCTTTTGATTTCGAAGCTGAATCAACTTGGCGGCGTGAATACTTTCCTCAAGACTAAGGCCGGATATGAAAAGACTGGGCAAGAAGGATATGTGGTCGGAGATCCGATGGGTGGCAACACGGTAAAGCTTGTCGATCGCCTTGGATTTTCGAGGGCCAACTTTAGTCCAGATGTCGTCAAGGGATTTTCTAAAGACCGTTAATGAATGATAATTGAGAAGTTGTTTGTATAAATAACTTCATGCCATCGATATGTGTAGTTCCTTTGTTGGATCACAAATAAGCCGGATTGAATCTATAGAAGTATAGTAGATCTGATTTTAAAATACATGCCTAAAGAAATTCTATTTACATTCCGCGAGTTCACGGAGCTCCTAGAAGCCGAATATCAAAATCGAAAGGTTGAATTAAATAAACCTTTTCGTACGTCAAATGGACCAAAGAAGTTTGCCGTCTATGTAACTAACGAAAAGGGTAACGTAATCAAATTGGGATTTGGAGATCCTAATATGGAAATCAAGCGGGACAATCCGGGTCGACGCCGAAACTATCGCGCGCGCCATCACTGTGAGAATCCTGGTCCTAAATGGAAAGCTAATTACTGGAGTTGCAAAATGTGGTCTAGTAAACCAGTTAGCAAGATAACAAAATAATTTCCTCTCTTCAAACCCCGTGGACTAACCTCTATGGGGTTTTTTATTGAACCTGCAAATCGTATAAATACGAGTATATCTTATGGGAAACACGAATTCAGGTAGCACATTCAACGATCGTTTGCCGGTAGACTATACACTCGATGACGTCGACGATGACGGCCTAATCAATCTACAAACCTACAAGCGTCGTCCTCTTCGCGAAGCCGGCCTTCCCTATCGCAAGGCCAATTCTCGTCGTGTAATCGAGCGCGCTGAGCGGCGAAGGTCTAGAGCCTATCATAGTCTATCGAGTAAGTTGAATGAAGCCTCTCAGCAAAATTCAGAAATGACCGCGAAGAAAGAAACCCTGGATAAAGTTTGGCTCAAACAGTTTGAAGTTTGCACGTCCGTGGATATTCCGCTCGATGGATTCAAGAGCACGAAATACAAAAATGAAATTCGGCATCTTCTGAATAATTTATTCTTTAAGAACCTCGATCCTCAGATCCCCGCACTGACAGCTTTGCGTAAATTAAATTCTCTGGATTCGGCCACTTCGGCTCTAAATAAAGGCATCGATCTCCTCCGTGCGGCCGCTGGTTCGGCTTTCTCAACGTTCTACCAGTATGGAAAAAATAATGCATTTGGCCCTGGCGAGGTTCTAATGTACTACCTGATCGATGGAATTACTCTGGCAGGCACGGACTCATCTGGCGATTTAGCTCTGGGTAAAACCTCATATGAGGTCAAGGCAGTGGTTCGGACCAATAGCGGTTACTTCAAAAACTTTCGCATCTCGATCGAGACGGGTGAGGTGATTAAGAAAATTATGAGTCTTTGCATCAAAGCCAATATAACTCTTCCCGCGGGACGTGCAGGTGAATCGATTCCTTCATCGGCTTTGGATGAGCTCCGCGCGAGTAAGTTCAAAGCTGAATATGCTAAGCTCGAGCTCGAGTATGCAACCCTGGCATATAATAATTATTTCAAGAAACACCCCATAGTTTTTATGGATACGAACGACTCCGGCGGCGGCGGGAAACTCGGGCGCATTCTCGACATTATGGACGTGAAAGCCAAAGACGTTGTGATCGATCGTATTTCACAAGGCAAGCCAAAACCGATGGTTAAAGCTAGGAATTGAGATTTGAATATGGATCACATTAAATCATTTCGTCAGTTCCTCGAGGCGACGGTCAAGGAGATCACCGTCACCTTTGGTCGCTTCAATCCTCCCACGATCGGCCATGAAAAGCTTCTGAATGCCATGGCGTCTAGAGCGGCCGGTGGCACCTATAAGATCTACGTCTCTCAGTCTACAGACGAGAATAAGAATCCTCTTCATTACTCTGAGAAGATTAAGCTCATGCGTTCTATGTTTGCAAAGCATGGTCGTAATATCATCGAAGACGAGTCCATCAAGACTATCTTCGACATTGCCCAGAAAGCATATAAAGATGGATTCGTTCGTTTCGTTCTGGTTGTAGGTGA